GCTTGTTATTATCAGCCATCAGGGTGCGAACAATGTTTTCCATCTCATTCTTCTCACGCTGAGCTATCTCTTTTTCACGTCGCTCGTCATGGTATCCCTTACTGAAATGTTTGATGCGATTACGCACCTTTTCGGAATAGTGTTCAAGCTCCTCCTCTGTAACTTCTTCAGGTGGATCGGACTTCTTCCGATTGCGATCAGCTTTAGGCGTGTCATCAATAACCTCAATCTCAACCTCATCTTCCTTAGGTGGGATAGGCTTCTTTGCCTCAACCTCAACCTCAACCTCATCCTCAGCCTCAACCTCAGGTTTAGCCTCAACCTCAGGTTTAATTTCAACACCCACCTCTGTCATGGTAGTGTCTTCAACAATAATCTCACCGTCGTCATCGTCGCTGCCTACAGGAAATTCAAATTCTACTTTCTGAAAGTTTGCCATGATCTACTCCTCAAACTCGTTGTATGCCGCTAGGATCAACTACTACTGCTTCAATGGAATCATCGTTCACGAGTCTATATTCCTGAGCACCAACCTTAAATCTCGTACCGGAGTTCATACGCATAATGATATAATCCCCCGTCTTACACCACGGGCCTGTCGGGAACCTGTCCTTATCGGCATAGGCTTGGTCGCCCATATCAAGAACCAAACCAATCATCGACAGGATTGATTCATGGTGTATTGTCTTAGTTGTCTTGAGTAGACCTGAATCAAAAGTATCTGCTACATCTGGCATAGCCACTAACACGCGGTAACCCACAGGCTTAGGTATCAGTTCGTCATTATCATCATCAATTGGAATGGGCACTGCCTCCATTGAGTCACTCATCGTCATCATCTTCCAAATAAGTTTTTGCGAGGCTCTTTATGTCTTCGCATGCGTGTTCCAGACCTCGTATTTGTCCACACACGTACCTGTAATCAGCGTAGTCGCAACATTTTCCAGAGCCAGTAAACTTGCTTAAAGCGTCTGCCTCCTCATGAATGCTATCTAACAATGCTTCAAATACAGTTTTCGCCATCGTCACGCACCCTTATCGGGTTTGTTCTGCGCATCAAGTAGTACCTTGAGCGATTCAAGACTTGTACGATCATCCAGTTCTTTGCGATCATTCTCTAACTGAGCGTCTGCGCGTTTTGCGTCAATCGTGGTTGAGCTTCTATCCTGAGCTGCCTCTTCGATAGCAATTTCTGCGTCAACGACATCCTTTGCCCGTTTACGTTGTTGATCATCTTTTCGTAACTCACTATCAGCCTTGTCTTTAGTGGCCTTGCGCTCAACTTCCATACGCTTGGTCTTTTCAGACTCACGTTCCAACTGGAGGTTGGGGTCTTCTTCAGCAGCCTGCGCCTTCTTCTGCGCGTCTTGCTTCTTGTTCTGCGCGGTAAGCTGCTTGGCGGCATCAGCAACAGACTTAGATAGCAATACCTCAATTTCTTCTGGTAACTCCTTACCGGGAGGTGGTAGCTGGACTCCCAACTTTTCTTCTATCTTCAAGCGATAAGAGAACCCCAAATGCTCAGCCATGTGAGCTTGAAGACTCGCCATAATCTGCTGAGCCTTAGGGTTCTGCCCGATCATCTGAGCAATCATCGGGTCTTGTATAAATGACATATGAGCAGCTATGTGGGAGTCATGGTCTTGGTACAAGAATGCCTTCATGGGCGTGCCCACTAGCGCACCCATATTTTCGGAAATTGGGTCTTGTGGCGCAGCATCCTCGGACGTAGGAACCAGCTTATCAGCGTTTTTAACGCCCAAAACCTCAATCATCTGTCTGTGCAACAGCGGTAAATCATAAATTTCAGGTGATTGCTCTGCCATCTGAAGAACGGCTTGGTATTGCACAACTCTCTGAGCCATTGTTGAGCTGTTAGGGTCAGACACTGGGATGACGCTGACTAGTGCATAATCTCCGCGCCTTGCCCTCATATCGCCAGTGGCAGGCTCGTAAGTGTACTCTGTGGGCGCATTTTCACTGATTATGTTCTTCAAAAGAACAAATTCCTGCTTCATAGCGTAGTGAATACGCGCATGAATAGCCGCCATAGGCTTCAACTGACGCTCTAACAAGGCCAGTGTCGTCCCCACAGGGGCATTGGCGCTCATATCTGATATATCCATGTCAGCTATGGCACCCAAACGTCGACCATCTGTTGTAATCTTGTCCAACAGAGCAACCAGAACGGCACTAGGCTCCCCGTATGGCAACGGCATGATGTGGTCTCTTATCGAACCCGAAGGAACATCCACATCCTTCCACTCACCCGGAGCAATGGGTGTATCATCACCTTTCTGACGCAAATCGCGTGATTTTAGGCCACCGGGCAAGTTACTCAAGGTGCCAGCGTCCACTAACTGACGTATCAGGCTAGTTCCGGCACGGGCGTAGCCACCAATAACGTTAATCAGCCCCAATCCGTAGAAACCAAAGCCCGGAATGTAGTTATAATGAACAAAATGTTGACGTTTTAACTTAAGGTCATCGTCTTCCAACCAGTTACGGCGGATACCCAGCACCTCATTTGAACCACGCTCAATGGTGATAATGTAGGGTTTAGCTAGATCATTCTCATCATCAATACCATCAATAGTTGTGTCGACATGAATCTCATACAGGCAGTGGCGGTTGTCATCGCTTATGTCAAAGCCAGCTTCATCAGCTTTTTTCTCGTCAATGTCGCTAACATATGGAACAGGCTCATCAAGCTTAACATCCACGTAGAACCCAGACGCCTGTAACTTTGCCACCTCATTCTCTGTCTTACGCATGACGTGTGTCACACGCTCAGCGTGTTCAATAACCGTAGCGCCGTAGGGCACGATAACATCTTCGGCATTGATAAACGGTGCGACTTGTCGACCTAGCTGTTCATCAAAATAAACTTTCTTGAATGCGGAGCCAGCAAGTGCCAAAGACCACAGTAACCTCTCATGCTCAGGGCGGTACTCTGTCATCACGTCCGTGAGCTGGTGATTCATGTCTGCCTTAACACGGGCAGCGGCTTCTTCCTTCTCTTTGGTTTCTTTACCGATGATTTTAGTACGGACAGGGCCAGCGGCGGGGAATACTTCACTCATTGTCTCAGCTTGAAACCGTATGACCGCTTCGGCCAGCACCGTAGAGTTGACACCGCACGCGCCATCCCACGGCTCAGTACGCTCTTCGTAGTTCAGACCCAGTATTTTCAGACCCTCTACATAGGTATCCACCCACTCGGAACGACTGGTAATATCGTCCTCAAGCATTTCTATCATCTCGGTTGCAATAACACTCAGCTTGTCTTCTTCTAGGTATTCAGCAAGGTTTGCGTCGAACGGTATTTCTTCGTCGGTGTCGGTGCCGCCAATCAGTGTAATCTCAACGCTGCCGTCTTCATTCTCAACAATATCCGGCATTTCAATTTCGACATCAGGAAGCTCATCGTCTACAGCAATACCTGAGGGTGCTGTGTATAAGCTCTTATCAATCGCCATTAATAATATCCCTTGCTTGGACGTTTCCAATACTGCTGCTCTTCTGGCTCATCGCTTGGTAATTTGAGGAACCCCCCCTGCCTGAATCTCATCAACGCCATTATTGTACAGTCTACTAAATCGTCATTAGAACCAAAGGGAAATGATGCAACTTCATCGACCAGCTCCTCTGCCCAGCGCGTGCGAGGAACCCAGCATAACCCAGATTTAACAATATCGGTAACAGAATTTAATCGCGCTGTTTTATCACCTGAGCCACGGTGCGGTGTGAATTCACCAACAGGCAGGCCCATCCGTCTCAATTCTTGATAAAGAGCGACTCCAGAAGACTTCTTCTCCACTATGAAGGAGTCCGGTTTCCACTCCTTGTACTCTGACAGTGCTTTGGCCTTCAGCTCAGGAAATTCGTACCTCTCCTTGATACAGTTGAGCAGTATAATCTCATTGAGTTCGGTCTTCTTGTTATAAAACACACCCCACGTGGTTATGCCTGTAAAGTCAGCCCTGTTGTGCTTCTCCTGCGCGGCATCGAGGGTCATTATCACATAATCACACTCTGGCGGGTCGTCTTCCAGCCATGTACCCCACCACTCCCGCTTGATCAGCGCCCCCTCTTCACCCGTGGGATTCTGCTGATACTGCGCGTTCCACTGGAATGCAGGCATGGACGCTTTAGTGCGCATCAGGGCGTTTAGATCAAAAAACTCCGGCCACAGGGCTTTCTTCTTGACGGTGCCGTCTTCTTGCTCAATCTCCAGCAGGGCAGGAAACTCAACCACGGTGTACTGGTCGGCATCCTCATCCTTGGCCATGTCTTTGATAACTCTACCTATTAAGTCATCCTGATGCCATCGCGTCCCCACGATAGCTATCTTGCCC